TCGTCGAGAACAGTCATGTTGTTTGTTTCTTGTTCCAACTGGTTCAATGATGTATAGTATACCAGTTTATCCAGTCTCTTTTCGATATTTTCGATGTCTTTCATCGTATATCGTTTAATGCCTTTTGATTTCGCACGTACTGCGTACTCACGTTTACCTTGTTGACTTGCTTCCTTGGGTGAAAGGATTGGCGCACCAGGCACGAAGATTTCAGAGATGACTATTTGATTTTCGTCAACCGTTGGTGGACGTGGTTCTCTTTCTTCCTCACCTTTAATATAGTTGAATTGACCATAAGAGTCAATAGCAATAATGTCATAACGTGGTAAATAATATTCAATATCTGCAGATGCATACTGAGTTGTCGCAGGTAATGTGTAATTTCCTGTGAATGAAGGAGCCTGAGCATCAATTGTGTTTTGGTTTGCGATTGATACGGCAGGTGCACCTGCAGCGGCAGCTTGACTATAACTTAATGCGGCGAGTTTGTCAACCTGTGGTCTGAAGTCCAAACAGTCACGTAGGTTATATTTGTATCCTGATTCTGAAACATATACTGGGATATCTTTTTCGTCAACACCTGTATAAGATGCAACGTGATAGAAACTTTCCGCACCAACTGGTTTGAGAGTTTCAAATACATCAATGCGAACAGTAAGTTGTTCGTTATTTGGGCGTTCACGACCTTGAATATACTCAATAAAAGATAGATCGTAATACTGATCTTTTTGGTTCATGTTCAGTCTGAAAGATTTTGTGTAATCTTTACCAGAAGAATCTTCGATAGAAGTAATTTTATAAACGTCTGGGAAACCCAATGAGAATTTTGTTCTAGTAGTAACGTGATCAAGTTTTAAGTATACATCTCTTGCAGACTTAGTAAACACTCGTGCATCGATTGCACGGTAGTCGTAGTAACAAATTACACTTACACCATCACCTACTGCGGCGTTTGGTAATGTCACAGTCAAGTTTGAACCACCAAGTGTGACTGCAGTACCTGTTGGAGTTACTTTTGTACCAGTAGAAGTAATAACAAGGATGTTATTTTGAGTTAAACTGAAGTCTGTTCCCACACCTGTTGAAGATGTAGTAATAGTAAATTCATTGCTGTTTACCACGTGAGATGACTGACCTCTGATAGGTACAATCAAATCATCTTCGTATACATCGTAAAGATAGTCCATACCTGTATCAAAGATGTATGCACGTTTGTCAGTTCCCTTAAGGGTACTTCCAACTAGGATTTCACCAGTAGTTGCACCGTCAATCTTTGCAACGTCATTGAAACCTTTACCTGCGTTCATATCAACACCAAAGAGGTATGCACGATCTTCTGTTAAGTTAGAAACGAAACATTCACCAATCTTTGCATTACCACCGTCTAAAAGATCCTGTGGAGTTGAGATATCAATGTTGATGTGTCCAGAATAACCAGTGACATCTACATAGTTACCATAATTAAAGGACACAGGCTGCGATGTCTGAACTTCTGTATTAGTCGTAGGTTCTACTTCGAAAGACTGTGTCCCAACTGACTCGACACGAAATCCTTTAACGTATGCCACGCCTGGATCTACTAGTGCTTCGAGTGCAGTGTTCGCAACATCTGGATTTCTTTCTACAGAAACTGGGAAGTCTCTTAAGATATAGTTACCAGACTCTTCATATGTACGTCTTGCGGTAACATCACCAAGAATGTTATATTGAGATATGTCACGAATGCGAACTGCGTTTCCGTTTTGATAACGAATTAATGAGAAGAACGTTGAGTCTACTTCTGATTCTGCTTCAGTTAGTTTCGAGAGAATAGGTGTGAGTTTTAATCTGTCTGCGCCTGGCGCATTTTCGTTTGTCGAACCGTTTGCGTTATCATACAGACTATCGTCTTGAAGATATGAAACAAGTGCTTCGTCGATTTTAAAACCAACGTGCGCATCAGCAGGTTCTGCGTTATATTTTTCAACAACAAGGGTTTGTTCTTCTGCATAGAGGAAGTGTCCCTTTTGGAATAAGATGCCTGGAGCGACTTGAATACCGAAAGATGAACCTGTTGGATCGTATGATGCACGGGCAACATCGATGCTGTCAATACCAGTTTCAACAGGTGTCAGTGGTTCAACTGTACCAGCTTTGTATGTGTACTTGTCAATACGAATTGTTTCACCCGCTGCAAATTCTTTTGCAGTACCCTCTGTATTCAGGTAACGGATGAAGAAAGTGTTTAGATTAGGTGGACGAGTTGTAAAACCTGCACTTGCAGCGACAACTTGTGCACTCACCAAAGAGGTTGCACCAACTAGAACGTATACGATATCGATCTCAGTTGAAACACCACCTAGAGTGTCTGTAGTAGTAGTTCGTTCACTTACATATGCTTCTGGGTTGAAATATGTCTGACTAAGAGTTTCTGATGCTTCACGGTTAGCAGTCTTTACGAATTTAAGGTCTGAGATGTCAGTAAATGTACAACCTTTAACGATACTACCTTCTTTAAAGACGTTATCACCAAATTGTTCCACTTGGTTCTGCATAGAAGTTTGAAGTTGCGTAAGTTCACGTGATTGGACTGCGTAGCCTGGTTTGAACAGTACACGATAGAACTGGTTTTCGATGTCGAAGTCATCGAAGTATGGTGATACATTTAAATCTGTATTAATCGGCATTCTATCTCTTCCTTAAAATTCCATCACGAATTTAAATTCTTCTCGTGAGTTTTCCGTTCTAGGCAATGCAAAAAAGTCTTCAACAAAATATGTTCTTCCTGATCGCTGCACGTAAGTCGGTTCAATTACATTAGACGCTATAGGTGTATTTATTCGCATTAACTGACCAGTCTCATTACGCAAGTTTAGGTTCAAGTCTAGTGAGTTACTTGAATTTGCTTGATTTTGATACTCACCCATATATTCTGCAAGATATAACGTGTTACTCGAATAATCGATATCATGAACAACTGCTTTAAATACGACCTCTTGGTCTGCGTTTAACTGTTGAACGACACCGTTGACCAATGTTTTATCAAAATCATCAGTAGTAACTGCAATCCTATTGTCAAAGACTGATGGAATGTCATTACTTGCTATTACAACGTTGTTTCCATCCCTAAATTCAGGGTTTTTGACCAGTCCAATTGTCGAGTATGTGTTATTTGCACCAATAAGAAGATTATCCTCTCCTGTTATATATGCATATATGCCGAAATGGTGGCATTTAAACTCATCAATTAGATCGTGTCCATGTCCATCTACTGGTGAAAGGATGGGTCTAAGGATAGCACGAGTGTCTGTTCTTGTTGGATCGTTGGGTGAAAAGTCGTAAAGTGGATCAACAACTCTTGCGACGACATTGTTATATGCACTACCACGTGATAACAATGTTGTATTTCTAATTCTACCTCTACTATCGATGACTGGGATCGCTACTGCGCCTGTACCATCACCATCGATTTGAATTCTTGGTAGGATTTGCCAATTGGCATTCTGGGAAACCCCTGCGAGTACTGGATCTCTATCTACTCTGAATTGTACTTCACCTGTTGTGGTGTTATATTGATAGAATTCAATGTTGAATAGGTTAGTTACCGCATTGTCATTATTTGTAACGTAAAGGGTTTGACCATAATAGTAAAAGAAAATCTGAGAGATAGTGTTCACATCATTGGGTCTACCAAATAATAGTCTTGTACTATACGGTGCCTGGGATAATGAACCTGTTACTTTAGTGTATCCTAAGTTATCATCTAAGTTTGTCACGAAGATGTCTGATACTTCACCACCAGTTGTATTCGCAACTGGATCAACTACGAACTCAGAACTCTTAATTGGAATATACCCAAGTGCGTTATATGCTTCGAAGTTCAAGTCACTCAGATCGTACATATACTTCCAAAGGTATCCATCGGCAGTTTGATAGATTTGAGAATCAGTGTTTGCGTTCCATGCAGGTGGAGCTTCTACTGGTGCATTGTCATTATTGAATAGACATTTGAATATTCTGTAGTCACCAGTGTCGTTGTTTGTCGGACCAACTACGGCATAAAACTTCTGATCTTCCAAATCAATTGCATCATCATACTGAACAAATACTTCATCTCTTTGCCATGGGTAATACTTGATCATGAAGTGAACATCATCATTGTACACTTGTTTACCAAAAAGGATTCGCTCTTTGAACTCATTATCTGAGAACTGAGAGTTTTCAGCATCAATACGTTCAATCGCAGAACACATAATGTACATGTCACTGTTCACGATGTCTTCAATAAACAATCGTGTCGTATCGGATTTGAATTGTGTAGTTAAGATTTCTGCCATTGTATCTCTCTGTTTTTCATATTTCTCATAATATTTATGGTGTTAACCCAATCGGATTTTTCTGCGTGGATATAGTTGTTTAGTTTCTTGCTCATTATCAACAAAGAAGTTGCGTCTAGTTTCTGATGAGGATCTGGACTTAGTATTCATTCGAATATAATTTGGTATGAAAACACGTTTTGTTGTGGAACCATATAAATCGGAAAGATCAGATCCACCGTTCTGTGGAAATCCTTCAACGATCTTGTTTACTCTGTTTGAACTGTAGAGCATATCAGAGGTTGCAGTTGCTCCTGCAGTACCTGCATTTGTCCAGTCAATTAAGTTTTCACTGATCATTACTTCTTTTGCAGTTCTTTGCATTGCTTCTAGTAATTGATCATGAGTTGGATACTTACCAGTTGTGTCGAAGAACCAATCTACAAAGATGGCACCTGCACCTGCGGCGACTGGAGCGGCACAACTTGTACCTGAGAAGAAACCCCATTTGTATCCACCATCATAAGTGGAGCTTGGATAACTTGTCCAAGTATACGCACCATGCGCCCATAGATCAATGTAAGGTCCTCTGTTACTGTAGTCATCTGGAAGTCTGTTGGTACTACTGTGTTGACATGCACCAATTACATAACAGTTTGAAGATGAGGCAGCATATGCCCTCAATGGGTAAATGGTTCTGGCGGTTCTTCCTGTTGTTGTGAACATATAATCACCACTACCGTCTAGATCTGTATCAACTGTATCGCCAGCATCTGTTGCGCATCTAGTATTCCATGCAGGATCACTGTACTTAACACCAACACCTGAATTGTTACCTGCACTCTTAAAGTGGTATATACCGTTAGTACTTGCAAAGTTTCCAACAAGAGTATCGAATGTCGACCCAAAGGATGCAGAACCAACACTGATGAACCACTTCTCTGTCTGATCTACAGGATCTTCTACGACACGAGGTGAAAGGTTCGCCGCAACAAATGCAGAGTAATCACCATTCCAACCGCCAGCGGGTCTGTTTGTGATAACTTCATCACCGTTTGATTTTACATCAGTGATTTGATTAATGTCATCTATTTTATATTGAACTTGATGCTCAAGACCTGAGTATCCCCATGCACCAGTAGTTATGGTAGCATTTCTCACACCTGTGGTGGGATTGACTGGTTTGTTTTGATGGAAGTTTAAAACTGCATCATATGCTGTTGTAACACCATCTGAAAGATATATTACTCGTAAACTTGAGACCTTTGCCCAACCACAATACAAACCACCTGCGGCACTCAACACACCAATCGCATGTGAAGAGAACATTGTGTTACCATTTGTCGCTTGTAGATTTCGAGCAGTAGATATTGAATTATTATAGACATTCCAATCAGTTCTCACAAACCTAGAAGACCCATTATCATCTAATGTATCTACATGATTTTCCCAAACATCGTTCGCAATAACTGGTGCTCCAGCTTCAATTGCAACGATATCAACATAATTACCTGCGTAGTTCTGTTCAATATCCAAGAAAGGAACTGATGCATCTTCATTTTCGGGTGAATTTATAAAGAAACCAAGAGGACCTGTATTCGCAACGAGGGGTTGACTTGTACTTCTCAAAGACATATCACTCTGGAAAGAGAAGAATGTAGAAGTCTGTGTCTCTCCAGGCGTAGTTGAAAGCGGTGAAGTTCTTGTTCTAATAGTTATATCTTGAAGGTTTCTTGGAAACTGTGCTTCTTCGATAACATCAAGTTCTTTTTCTACTGCAAGAACGTTACCCTGAGATTGAAGTAGTTCTGCTTCTTCTTCAGTGAGGTTCATTGACACGATACCATTAATCATCGGTAACGAATCCAAGACTTCCATATTAACAACATCATTAGTTGCAAGAGTTTGCTCTTGCATTCCACCATCTTGTAGTATAATGTTGTATCTTGATTTCATTTTATGCGCTTTCTAGTTTAAGACCAGTAAGTGTAATCGTGATAGGATAAGTTGAACCAGATAAGTTAGTTACTCTTACAGGGATCTCAGTCTCTGTAGGTCTATTGTCTACAAATCCAAAGATTGCAGGAGTAGTAACGAATGTGTTCGCAGAAGATGTAATGAATTCTGCAATAACACCACTACCCTCAGTAGGATCTGTACCTTGTGGACGAGATTGATCTGCAGTACGTGATGCGGCATCCTTGTAAATTCTTACTCTTGATGCATAATCAGTTTGCACTGAATACAGACAATAAGAAACACCTAAGTTTGCAAATGCAATGTCTGCCTCTGCATCGTCTGCAATACTTGCAGATGAAACTGTCTGAGAGATACGTGAGGGAGTGAAACCTGCACCACCAGATGCGGCAATAGTAACCTCGTCTGTTGCGGCGTTTGTTGTAATCGCAATACCAGTACCTGCGGCAAGATTAAGAGTGTCTGCAGTTGAATCTGCAACTACACTTGTTTGACCTGCAACTGCAATTGTTGAGAATGTATTTGCGGCACCACCTGCACCACCAACTGCTGTTGATGTGAATGTAATAGAATCTGAAACTGAGTTTGCACTGATCGTCATACCACTACCTGCAATCAATGTCAAGTTGTCAGTAAGACTATCAGCAACAACATCTAAAGAACCTGCAACTGAGATTGTACCAAAGGTGTTTGCACCTGCGGCACCACCACCACCTGTTTGATCGACGAAGGTGAATGTCCCCGAACCATCTGTTGAAAGGACCTGATTAGATGTACCATCAACAATACCATCAAGATCTAAGAGATCAAATCCAGAGTTATTCGCATCTGTCAACATTCCAGTGTATGCAAGATTTGAAAGACTGTCGTCATAATCTCCAATATCATTGTTCGCATTATCAGATAGCATCTTATTCCACTTCTGATGAGCGTAATACATTGCGCCTGTTTCATGTACGTGTGCGATACACCCATGATAAGCACCAGGCGAAAGTGCCCATAGTTCTGCTTCTGTATCGATCTTAAATGAAATAGGGTTCCACACGTTTTGAACAGACAAAGTTGGTGCAGTTCCACTTGGAGCGTTTGTAGCTACCATGTTAAGAAGTGTTGTTGACCCAAGACCACCGATAGAACGATAAATTTCGTTCATGTTATCGTTAATCTTATCCATGGCGATTCTTAACGGATCACCAGTTCCATCATTTGGGGCTTGACCGATGTCTACCGTTTGTTTTGCCATTGAAAGTACCTTCCTGAAGTGTTTTTAAATATTTATGTTACTGTGATTGTGTTGTTCATCGATCCATGGACAGAACACTGATAATAGTACACGCCTGCAATGGCAGTCCACTCTAAGACTGCACCACCTTGTCCTGTGACGTTTGGTACTTGATTACCTGTCCCACTTCCTTGAGATGTTTTCAAGTAGAATGGGTGAGAACCTTGTGTCCCACTGTCGATAACAAATCTAACCTTATCACCTACATTAAATGTGAGTGGTGGTTGTGCGGCAGGTAGAGTAAATACCGCACCACGATGTGAACCAGTCATGACATAATCAAATACAGGTGTCGTTACATTAAGTATATAATCTGGTGAGAAGTTCAATGATGTGTCGATAATTGTCACGTTTGCAGATGTGTGGACAATAGGACCTGCACCACTCCCTGTACGTAGAGTGATATAGAAATCTTCATTACCTTCTGTCAAATTATCACCTGAAACTTGAACTGAGAAACCACCAGAACCGTTATTCATGATAACATTACCACTCTGGAATGCGAAGTCACTGTCACGAGCAGGTGTCGGGCCAATTCTCCAATACAATGTTGTTGCATTTGGCCAGCCTGGGACTGACACGTTAAATGTCTTTGTCGCACTTTCGTTTACGGTAAACCCACCAATAGGTGTTACTGTATATGTATAGTTTACTGGTACACCTGCGGATGAATCGTTATCAGATGTAATTGGTGTACTATCCACAAAGATGTTTGACATATCAGATGTAAGAATAGATGTGTTACCAATATCCAGTGGTGAAGTTGACTCACCATTGTCATTAAAGATACGTAAGAAACGTTGTTTGACACCACGTTTTTCAGGACCTGCAACGAATTGTCTCTGATAATAGAAACGTCCAAAGAGTTTTGTACCTGCAGTGTGCATGTTTTCTTTTAAGAAGTCTTCGTATGTTTCTAGACCCAACATACTACGGATTTCATATGAGTACTCTTGATAGTAATCACTGTCTTGGAGTTTCATAGAAGAGTCGAAGTATGCATAGTTGTTTGCACTATCTACTTGGTATCCGTTGAGATGAGAACTGAAGTTTGACCAGTATCCCTCTGTCGTACCTTGAGTTTCTGCAGTGATCGTTCCTTTTGCAACACGAATGGAGTTGTTCGCAAGGTATGCGGTTTCTCCGTTGACATATCCAAATCCTGAGTTGAAGATCCTGACTTCGTCAATTTTACCTGTGGCAAATTGCACTTCTGCATCAATTTCAGCATTGTCACCAAAGTTACGTGATCCGTAATCTCTTTCCACACCAAGAATGTTAAAGACTTGTTGGTTTGGTCTGACAACGTTATTTGTTCCACTAAATCCATAGTACGCATAGGGTGTAAATGTAACCGAACCAACCTGTGTATTCGAACTACGGACAACACCTCTGATGCCTGTGTTTGCTTCAGTGATGATCTCATCGATGTTGAATGAACCTGCGGCGGCAGGAGATGCAAGTTGAATGATCTGATCTTTACGTTCAAATTGCTTCATCTGACTATCTTGCGCAATAGCCCAAACATCGTTAGTATAGTTAACGCCAGGATCTACGTTTCTAAAGATATCAATGCGACCAATATCAAACGGTGTTAAGTCGAATGCAAGGTTCAAAGGTGTTGCAAGAGTAACTGGATCTGCAGTACCAGACATAGGTTGACCTGCAGGAGGCACTGCGTTATAGTTTGCGGAGTTAATTGGTACAGTGACGAAAGGTGCAATAGGATCAGTGATAAGAGAAACTGTCTCTACGTCATCAATAACTGCAATAACTTGATCATCTGCGATTTGTGGACTACCATCTGGGTAGAGAATGCCTGGCGAAGATGAGTTCTTATTTGTAATGTCATTATAGAATATCGCAGTGTTACCATAACTTCTGCGTTTTAGTTGTGGTGTAAGATCAAAGTCAAACTCTTCACCGTCATTAAGTTTAATTCCAAGTGCAACCTCGTTAAACCCTGTCACAATACCTTCGTTACCGAAACGGTCACCGATGGTTTCACCGACTTCCCATTCAGTTGAAGTTGATGTACCATCAAGAATAATAACTTGATCACTCACAAGAAGTCTTGTGTTCTCTACTGTGTATCCGAACCCACCGTCAACCCATTCGTATTCTACGAAACCTGTTATCTCATCAGATATTCCAGTAACGATTGCACGTCCACCGTAACCATACGTACCTTCTACTTCATAGATGTCACCGACTTGGTTACCTGTTGTCGCACCTGACCATCTGGTATCCATTGTCATTGCATTCAATGAACCATTGACTTTACCAAACGAAACTGTTTCACCGTTAATTTGACACAACACGTCATCGTATTTGATGAAACTACCTTGAAGGTTGTCAATGTAGAGGATTGGTGTGAGAATACCATTCAGGAGAACAAAGTTAATTTTGTTCACAGAAGCCTTTGCACCTGTCGTAGAACCGATAATGTTTCTACCAAGTAAATCTAGATAGGTGTATTCTACACCAGTCTTGGAAAGAAATTCACCATCATTTGGGAACATTTGTAGAAATGTACCTGTTCTCCAAGTGGAGTCAGAAGGTTTGAACATTTTCTGCGCAGGATAATAGACACCAATGTCTTCCTGATAGAATACTCTGAAGAATAGTTTAATACCTTGTTCCGTACCCTTGGCACGGTATAAGTCCATAATATTCTTGATTACAAAAACAACTTGATCTTCCTTAAGGGGAAGATCTGCCATATACTTTCTTTGCCAATGAATAACCATACTCGACAATGTCGTAGAGACATCACGATACTCAAAGATACGTCTGATGTTGTAGACGGACTGGTTTGTATCAGTTTCTAAGAAAGTATAATAATCTTTTACTAACTGCACCAGTTCAGGACCGTACTCTTTATAGAGTGCAGGGAACTGGGCATCAATGAAGAATGATACCTTCTTTAGAATTTCTCCTTGGTTATAATCGACCATTTATTAGTACCCCGATGACCCTGATGATCCGCCTGATGTGCCACTGTATACTGATCCACCTGCACCACCAGAAGATCCAGATCCACCTGAAGTCCTGAGAGTTACACCACTCTCAGCAGGGGCAGTCAATACCACAGGGACGTTATCATCTGTTGATTGAGATGCCACTAACTTACCATCCAAATAGATGACAGTCTTAACGTCTTCGTCACGCAACAAGAACACACGTCCATTAGGTGCAGTGATATCATCTTGTTGAGTATTTGCGTAAATCTTAATTGCGGAGCCTGGATAACTTTCAGTTTCGAAGTTTACTAGTTTCACGTCACCTGTCACATAATCAACTGTTCCTGCATTAGGTTTAACGATCTGTGGATTTGCAACGTCATCAGTCACAATTTGAATATTACCTTTACCATCATCTTGGAAGAACACACAGATACCATCAAGATCGTAAACACTTGATACGATTGCAGGTTTGTAGTTAGTAAACCCTTCTGTAGTCGTGTATGCGTAAGGACGAATAAGTGGAGCACCAAAAACAAATCTTGGATTGTATATTTGATTAATTGTTGGTGAGAATTCAATAATTGGTTTTGCTTTAATAGAATTACTATCAATTGCAGTATCAATGTCGTTTAATTCTTTTGATAATCTTGAAAGTCTCAACTTAGATTTGAATTTATTAAGATTAGTTACGGAGAACTTACTGACAACATCTCTTGCCAATGCTTCAATCTGCATTGGAGACTTCTCTGTCTCTTTAGATGTGTATGATAATGTGAGAGTTAAGTCTGCATATAAGAATTCAGTCTTAACAAAGAACGGTTCAATTGTCAATGGTGTTCTGTTTCTCAAGAAATCGATATATGAGTTTGCAAGTGTTTGAGAAATCAACTGTGCGTTGTCATTAAGATACACACTAATTGCAACTTTACCAAACTGAGGTGGTTCCAATTGATCCCCACCATATGCAGAAACTGCATTGATCTCTGGGAATTCTTGTTTTAAAAGGATCTCGTAGTCATTGGTTGTAATCGCACGATCTTGGATCTGCAATGCTTTAGGTGCATTACTTTTAATGCTTTCGAGTGTTTCTCTTTCAGCACCACCTGCGGCAGCTTGTATAGTAGTAGTGGTAATCTGTACGTCTGGAACGAATGCAGTAGTAAATTTATTTGCACCATTTGCTTCCGTACCACTTGTAATACGATATCGGACTTTAACGTCTTCGAACTCACTTGGTTGGAGACCAAAAACATTGTTTCCGAAATAAAGATTGTATCTGTTATCAAAGTATGGTTCAACATAGAACACTTTGTCTTCGGCACCCACACCGAAAATACTTGATCTAAATGTAAATACGTTCTGGTTTTCTGTTGCTTCCGCATCAATGAAACAAACAAGAGAGTCTGTATCGATTTCTGGGTTAGAGAGTGCAACTCTTAGAACACCATTGTCATCAATGATAAATCCTTCACGTTCGAAACTTGCAAGTACTTCACCTTCGAAGATTTCAATGTCTTCTGATTCCCAAACATTAGGTGCAGTCTTTCTGGCAACATATGTCTGGTTTGTAATGAAGTTAAATGTCTGTCCAAGAAAAGATGTTGCGAATTCAGTATATGTTGGAATAACAACTACCTGATCTTCAATGGTTCCTTGTGGATCATCAATACGTACACGAACAACTGCTTTAGGAGACTTACGAGAACGAGGAAGATAGTTCAACTCTTTTGCATGGGATATAACACTGTTACGCAACATTGCAGAGTCAAGGAACATCTCGTTCATTGCCATGTTGGTATAGAAGTTGTTATGATATGTATTGTATGCAAGAACATCCAACATGACACTCATGTTAGAACCTTCAAAGTTATAATCTTTGAATTGCGTTTGCGACTTTAAGTATTGCTTTAATTGCGCTTTAGCGGCATCAAAGTCAAGTTCGACTATTGGTTTGGGTGTCGCCATTATCGTGTCCTCTCTAATATCACGTCAAGTGTGATAGGCTGTTCTCTGTTATTGATAAAAAAGACTATGTTAACAAAAACTGAGCCTTCATCTAACGAACCAGAGACTGTTATATCAATAATGTCTGCACGTGGTTCATATATTTCTAAAGTACTTTTAACTCTTTCTTTGATAAGTTCGAATGTAGAAGGTATCATGTTTTCAAAGAGTAGTTGTCTTAATCCTGCCCCAAGGTTGGGTTGCTTCAAACGTTCACCACGGTCTGTCATAAGGAGATTACGAATCGCTTCTTTAACTGAGTCTTCATCTCTTAGTACAGAGACATCGTCAGTTAAGAGATTTACTTCTAAATCCTTTTTAAAATCAGAATAAAGACTAATCTTTTTCTGAGTTGGTGTAAAAACGTTTAACGTCATATTTCTTTTCCTTAGTTACCACGCCATGCAACATGCATACCCCAAGAGTAGTTTAAGATCTCTACTGCATTCAATGCAGCAGCTTCTGCTCTAAACACATCCCTGTTGGGAATAGAACTACTGGCAATATCAAATGCAAGACCCCGAAGATGGTAAGAACTAAAGGCAACCCCATAGTTCCACTGTCCATTTACAAGTCTTCCTTTGGAATCTCCTCTCGCCGCAGATTCTCTTCTCAATTGCGCTTGAAACTGTTCATCTCTATATGCACTTAATATAACAAACTTAGTACCAATCTTCTTTTGTAACTCCGCCAACTTAGCTTTCGCCCTTGGTGATGCATTAGTCCATCCTCTTTCACCCATCCGACTTTGGTATGCAAACCTTGGATGGTCACCCATTTGAATTTCAGACCAACTCGGTACTAGACCATAAGATGATGCATCTAGGTCAATATCGTTTGCAGGTTGTTCACCAGTCGGTGTGTGATATTGCGTCCCTGGCCTCGATTTAGGTCTCACCAAG